ATTGTTGCTTATCTGCAACTGCTCGATTAGGTCTAAGGCTGTATTGCCATCGGCGGCGCGCAATCGCTCTATAAATGCCTCTATGGCGGAAATGTATTCCTTCTGCTGTGCGGTCATTTTCTGTTTCTCCTCTAGGGCTGCGGTGGTAGAATTAGGCTCACTTGGTGAGATTGGCCAAACAGTCTTTATGGCCATATTTTGAATTCCACACGCACATGCGTCCTTGATTATCAAAGGCGTGGTAAACCGTAAGCAGGTAAGTGCTATCCACGCGCTTGGCGCATACTTCGCAATTTCCGTATTTGTCCGACCCGCCACTCATTGCGGATAAACGATAAGCAAAGCGGTCACCGGAGAGCGTTAAATTCAAACTATCAAGGGCGGCAATCATTCTCTTATCCTCTTTGGGTTGTGGGTTAGACATTGATACGATTTTGGGTAAGCAGTTCTGGATATATGGTTTCGCTAGAAAGATCGATCCAAGTCCCATCAGCTATCATGCGGTCCGCCAGTTTGAGTGCCTTGGCTTTTGTGTCGGCATACTCAAGCTCGCCGCCGCAGGGCGCACCATTGAGTTCAACTGTTATTAGCCAATCGCCAGCTTCGCTCTTGTAAACAAAGGCCGTATGATCAGCATCAATAACCTTCGAGAAGTGGCCAATATCATCTTTTATCCAATCACTCATTTCCTTAGCTCCTTTGTTGTTACTTCGATGTTAGGCTTGAAGTGCGGCGAGCAGTTCGTCATCATTCAAGATGGCGCATTCCAATGTGGCAGGCAGTCCGAGGAATTGACGCTCAGAAGCAATTTCGCGCTCGATGCCCTGAACGATTACAAGGCGGGCGTTCCATGTGCCAATATTGGGTGATTGGCCGAGGCGGACTTGCTCGTTGTGAAGGCGAGATTCCAAGGCATTTAAGTGAGAGTAATCAATCATTTCCTTTCTCCTGTTTGTTTTACTTCGATGTGTGTAATGTAATACAGCTAATTGTACTTTGCAACATGTTACAAGAAAATATTTCAAGATAGTCAGAGCCTGAGTAGTGATACAAGGGAAAAGCGTGTAATATCAAGGCTCCAGTTATCACAAGGCAAAGACAAGCAATGGATGACGGCAAACCCCTCTACTCGATAGCCCATCCCATTCCAACCCTTAAGGCGCGAATGGCCAGCTATCAGCCCTATTACACATGGCGGCTTCGTCGTAAGTTGGAAAAATCAGCAAGACGACTGCAACAGCTAATGCGCGCAAACTATGTCAGGTTAGTAGGTGATCACTAATGTATAGCCCTCCCAATCTTGAAAGGATGGCAAAATTGAAAATCAGTGGACTACCCATCGGCACGCTGTTGCTTTATTGCCATGATTGCGACTATCAAATCGAAAACGCTGCGCATAGACCGATCTGCCCTAATTGCCAAGGTGATTTATACACCACCAGAGTTGCGCAAGGGCTGGTAACTCATTGTCAAGCGTCGGAGCAAGCCTAATGCCAACAGGCAGGCCCACAGACTACACTCCAGAACTAGGCGATAAGATATGCGCAGGAATATCCAAGCGAATTAGCCTTGTTCGTATCTGTGAATCTGATGAAGCAATGCCAGAGGTCAGAAGCGTTTACAGGTGGTTGAGAGAGCATCCAGAGTTTTGTCAGAACTACATGCGCGCACGAGAAGATCAAGCCGATTATATTGCTGACGAACTCATTGAAATCACTGATGATTCTGCTTTGGAGCCTGCCGACAAACGCATACGTGTCGATGCGCGAAAATGGCTTGCCAGCAAGTACAAACCCAAGGTGTATGGGGACAAGATTATGACCGAACACAGCGGCACCATAGGCACCACAGACCTGAGTGATGAGGAATTGACTCGCAAACTGGCTGAGCTGGAGCAGGCGAGGGCGAATAGTGAAAGATGAAAACCCGGGTCGGCTTGCGCAACTTCTTATAGATCATGGAGTTAAGCCAGAAGTGCTTTTGGTTGAGGCGTTGGCAGGGCTGATGTGGGACGCCATTACAGAGCAGGATGAATCAGAGAAAATGATTCTGCATGAGCCGTACCGGACCATTGCGAATGCGGCCAATGCTTACCTGAGAGGATGCGAATAGTGAGCGTTAGGCCGGAAGTGCTGGCGTATTGGGAAAAGCATTGGCCCGCTGAAGAAGTAGCTGTAATGGTGCGCGTTGCTGGTGCGATGGAAAAGTGTTCCCGTAAGAAACGCGCCGGTCCAAGGGTCTCCGATCAGTTTGTTAAATCCCCAGAATGGAAAGCTGTTCGCGCATCGGCAATTGACTTGTATGGGCCTATCTGCATGAAGTGTGGGGCTGAATCCGAGATTCAGGTTGACCACATAAAGCCCAAAAGCAAATATCCAGAACTTGCTTTAGAATTAAGCAATCTTCAAATTCTCTGCTGGCCATGCAATAAAGAGAAATGGCACAAGCAATCTGAAGAAGATTACAGGTTCATAGCCTCCCCACTTGACCCCGCTATTTCCGGTAAACATGAGTGAACCGCGCCCAGAAGCTTGAGTACGCCGCCCTTCTGGAAGAGCAGATCAGGCGCAACAACAACAACAAGCTCAAGCAAAGGTACAGCCGCCTCTACGCATGGCAAAAGCGCTTCATAGCCGCTACGAGTCAGTACAGAGCTTGTGCGTTGATGGCCGCGAACCAAGTCGGCAAGTCGGAGCTTGGAAGGATCATTGACGCTATCCACCTGACAGGCGAATACCCTGATGACTGGCAAGGCGAAAGGTTCGACTTTCCTCCCTTATGGTGGCTGCTCGGTTACTCAGGCGAAAAGACCCGGGACCTGCTACAGCATCACATCTTCGGCAGGCTGGAGAATCAACAGCTATCTGGCGGATTGATCCCCAAAGACAGAATCGTTGGTTATCTGAGTATGCAGGGCACCACAGGCGCTTGTCGCGAAGTCAGGGTTAAGCACAAGTCTGGGGGTATCTCTACTTGTCAAATCTGGAGCTATAGCCAAGGCCAGCATGCCATCATGGGAGACGTTATTGACGGGTATCACATTGACGAAGAGCCCGAGGATCAAGAGATAGTTCCCCAAGTTATGACGCGTACCCTTAACGGCAATAGGGGTAAAGGCGGCTTCGGGATCATCACATTCACCCCTGAGAATGGTAAGACTGAGTTAGTCACTCGATTCATGGACGAACCTACCTCTGGGATGTATCTCCAAACCGCAACTTGGGATGATGCCCCTCACCTGTCAGAATCAGCCAAGACCGACATTCTTGCTATGTACCCGGCCTATCAGCGAGACATGCGGTCCAAAGGTGTTCCCTTGATGGGGGCCGGGCTGATCTTCGAGCACGATCAGAAAGACATTACTTGCCCAAGGTTCAATATCCCCGGCCACTTTTGGCTAATCAATGGTATGGACTTCGGCTGGGACCATCCCCAAGCCCATGTGCAGTTAGCTATTGACCCAGATTCTGCTGTGATTTACGTGACTCAAGCATGGAAGAAATCCAAGAAGCAACCTTGGGAGGCATGGCAAGCCGTTAAATCATGGGCGAAGGATATTCCCACGGCATGGCCAAGCGACGGCAACCAGCATAAACAGCAATTGGGCAAGCAGGATGCTGTACAGCAAAAGGCATTGTATGAGGATGCTGGGTGGACAATGCTTGATGAGCAGGCCGCATGGCCTGATGGTGGGAATGGAGTGGAAACAGGGTTAGTTCAACTAAACAATCTGATGAAAATAGGTAAATTCAAAATATTCAGCGATTTATGGGAGGTCGTTGAAGAGGTGAGGGAGTATCACCGCAAACCTCTGAAAGCTACCCCCAGCATTAGCGCCATAGTAAAAGTAAAGGATGACCTGATAGATGCCATCCGATATGCCTTCATGTGCGCTAGACATGCCGAGCAAAAATCCCACATAATGGGCAACGACGCCGAAGATTGGCAAGAACCGCTAACCATGCCTAGTAGCGCAACGGGGTATTGATGGAAATAACAAGACGCCAACTGCTATTGACGACTGCCGTATGCGCGCTGCCTGTTCCGCAGTTCGTTGCTGCGGCCAATATTGAAATGCCGCGCACGTGCGAAGAGTTGAAAGACCTGATTAATAGCATGGTGTTACGCCAAAACGCGACCAAGGTTTATGAATCGGAAGTGATGCTGTCTATGGGTTTTGGAATAGCCCAAGCCAATGCGGAAGCTGCCGAAGGTGTTGAGCATAAATACCATCATTATTATGAGGTTTTTATGTGTGATTCAGAAGAATCTGGCGTGCGCCGAATGCTTGGCAGAATTCTTCACCATATCTCTGAGCATGATGCGCGTACTATCTTTTGGCGGCGCAGCCCTGAGTTTCTTGTAGAAAAGCGATTTGAGGCGAACAGTGCGCAGCCCTATATGCAGGCAAGGTATTCCCTCGCATGAGCATCAAGTCCCTCCTAGACAACATCAAAAAGGCCAATCTTGCGGATGACCTGTCAGAAGCTCAATTAGTTGCTATTGGCTCAAGGGTTAAGCGTCAGTATGACGAAGACCTTGCTTCCATGACTGACTGGATTGAGGGGAACAAAAACGGCATTAACTTGATGCGTCAGGAATACACCGGTAAGTCCTTTCCTTGGGAGGGGGCGAGTAACTACAAAGACCCCAAACTTACCGAAGCGGCCACGCTGTTTGGTGACAAAGCCTCTCTAGAGCTATTACGCGGCCCAGAGCTGGTTTCGTCCGCTGTGATAGGCCGAGACAAGGACGGCAAGAAGAAAGCCACTGGTGAGCGTGTCGTTGAGGCGATGAACTACCAGATCAACTACGACATGGATGGGTGGCGAGATGATCAGGGCAAGATGTTCTATTGCCTTCCTGTTACTGGTTCAGTGTTCAAGAAGATGGTCTTTGACCCGCTTGAAAAGGTGTGTGAATCAGTCGTAATTAACTTCCCTGATTTCGTGGTCAATCAAGCCACCAAATCAATGACCAAATGCCGGTCTTTCTCTCATGTGATTCCTGATATTTCAGACAACGACATTGAAGTCAGGGTCAGGTGTGGAAAGTGGCTTGATCCGAGACCCGCGAAGGTCAACGAAAACAACTTCGACAAGTCAGGCGATCAGGGCGGCAACGAACAGCAATCAGTCGTTGATAACATCGACAACATAGGAGCTTTTGCTGAGCAACACACGTTCTTTGACATAGACGAGGATGGATACGAAGAGCCCTACATCATCACGTTCAGAATTTCGGATGGGAAGGTGGTCAGGATTCTCGCTCGCTACGACGAGCGCTCCATTATTGTGGCTTATGGGGATGGCGATGATGAGAAATACCTTCCTGTTCATGAAGTGCTTGAGATGGAGCAGGAGCAACAGGTCAAAGAGTTTGGGGGCGAGCAGGCATTGCAATTGCTTGGACTTCCGAAACCCGAAGTTGATCCGAACAAGTACAAGCTGATTAAGGTTGTTCCTTTTCAGAACATCGTCAAGTACGGCTTCATCCCTTCGCCGGATAACACATTCCTTGACCTTGGCTATGCTCACTTGTTGGGCGCGATAACCCAGAACATCAACACCACGACGAACCAGATCAACGACCGTGGCACCTTGAATAACTTGGGCGGTGGATTCCTCGCTAAAGAATTCAGGATGAAGCAAGGGGTTCTCAGGTTCAGGATGGGCCAGTACATGCAGACCGAAGTGCCTGCCGAGAAGCTGGCTAAAGGTATCTTCCCACAACCACTACAATCTGCCGATCCTACGTCCTACCAGATGTGCAAGGACATGCAAGAGCGGGCTAATGGATTCCTGTCTGTTGTAGATATCTCGGGAAAGATTCAAGCGAACACGGCACCGACTACAGCCTTGGCGATTATCCAGGAAGCAATCATCCCTACTACCGCCCTGTTCAAACGCATCATCGACTCGGAGTCGAAAGAGCTACAGATTCTCTTCCGTATTAACCAGAGAACCTTCCCCAAAGAGAAGTATCAGAAGATTCTTGACGACCCACAGGCCGACCCTCAAGTCGATTTCAACTATGACGGACTGAATATTATCCCAACCGCCAACGCTGAAATGTCCTCGAAGATGCACAGGATTCAAACGGCGCAATTGGAAATGGAGCAATTGCCGATGATTCTTCAGGCGGGAGGAAG